TGTGTGTCTAGTTGTTTCTTAAGATCCTTAATGGCCTCGATAAGTAATGGTGCTAGTTTCTCATAGTGTACCGTCATATACTCAGGGTCGATAGGAGCCTCAGCTATTATCTCAGGCATGATAGCTTCTACGTCCTGAGCAGAGACCCCTACCTCCACCTTATCTTCATAACCGTAATCTTGAGCTATCGCATTAGGTCTGAAGTAAAACCCATTGAGTGTCATTACCTTGTCTAAGGCTCCTTCAATGGGTTGGATGTCGGTCTTAAGTCTCATGTCTGAATAGTAGGCTGTCACGTTACCAGTGGATCTTACCTCGGCAAACGTCACCGTGTCTGAGGTTGCCACGGCTTGGCCTATAGATACTGTAGGGGTTGCACCCTCGGATCCTGAGTTGGCTACTGTAACGCCAGTACCACCAGTTATACCTGCCACATAGTTACCTGAGGTATGGGTACCCAAAGTCAAGCCTGATCCACTCAAGGATATGTCACCTGATATCGCAAGGTTACCAGTCACCGAGGCACCTGTAGTACTGGCAGCCACACGAGTGGCACCGTTAGAGTCCAGTAGGGATGTAGGGTCTTGGTTTAACTGGGTGTGGGTCGCTGTGACGGCACCAGTTACATTAGGGAACGTAGCTTTAATGGTAGTCTTGATTAGACGAAGGTGGTCGTCTGCCTGTGCTAGGGCATCGGTGGACGTTGGGTTAGTAGACACTAATCCATTGATATAGGTTGCACTTTCTAAGGCCATGGGATTTTCCTTCTCTCATCTAAAAGGTCGAACAACAATAACAACAACAAGAAGGCTTTAACGACTTTTTGAAATTGATTGTATTATTAAGGGTATGGGGGTCTAAAATCTGAGGTATGGTACCAAAATTAAACGACAATACATGCTAAGTACTTGATATCTATAGTTATCTTAGGTCAACAGACTAGTTATCTGATTACGATATAGTACCTATGTATCTTAAGACATTAGACATTAAGTGAAATTTATTCGTAAGGGGTATATTTAAGGTCGTTGAAAATAGGGATCTCACTTACTTATTCCCTATAGTTTTATCTCTAGTTAACCCATGTATCACCACTGATACACACACATATCCCTCATTCACTCCTGATCTCTCCTAAGGGTGGACACAGAGATTGCTTAAGTTAACTAAAGGATCAATTAGTGTCTAGTGACACGACATTAGTGACCCCTTGATAACCTGTTACAATAGTATACATTAGTACATGTGAACTGTTAGAGATAGCCTGTGTTGCCTTGATGTAACAACTTGTAGTTGGCATTCTGACAGTTCACACCTTTACTTAAGTGTCTGATAGAACCCTTATGTTATCGTCACTGGATGCTTTAGTATCACCCAAGAGTTCTATCTCAGCCTGTAACCTTCTCTTAGGTATCACCTGATAGACTAAGGCCTGTCGTTCCTGTGTCTCCATCTGTGACCATCTACTGATCTCAAATGTAGTCCTATAACAGGCTGAACACCAGTCTCTCTTGGTGTCCAGTCTGCATACGTTTTTACATGGTGATAGCATAGTCATACGATCTCACAGGCTCCACCGACACAGGCTAACTCCTGTGATCCTATGGTGTTGTCCTGTTGTTCATACTCACTCAGCTTAGACCAGTCGATGTCCTTAGGCATAGCCTGAGACATGATGTCATACTCAGACTGGTCACAGTCCTGATAGGGTGCCTGTTGGTATGTATGGTCACTGAAGGGTAGGAACGACACACCTGACATGTAATCGAAGTTGTCGTATACCCAAGCACCTACATCCAACCACTCATGCTCCTTCACTGACACAGTGACTGATGGCTTGTGTTCACACCAGTTCTTCTGATACATGAGCCACAACTCTAGCTGTTCTATAGCTGTCTTATCCGTCCTGAAGACTGCATTACTTGGTGCCTCCATAGGAAAGCTAAAGACTGTAGTATTGTCAGGGTTCATCACATCGTCCTCAGCAGGTATGCCTTGGTCAACCATCAGCTTAGTCAGTGGATCCTTCTTATCACCTCTGACTGTTCTTATGTAGTAGGGGTTGTGCCTAGCGTGAATACCTGAGGCAGCATCAACCAACTGACTAACAGTACCTGATGGCTTAACACATGTAATGGCTACTGACTGTGGTATGCCTATATCCTTAGCAAACTCAGCGTTAGTCTTTACAGCCTCTTCCTTCAGCTCCTGTAACAATAGGTCAAGTCCTGACTTGTTACCGTTAGTCAAGTCGTTATCCATGATACCAGTTAACGACACACCAAGCAGTCTTTCCTCTTCACAGTTCTTTCTCCATTCACTGGAGACATACCTGAAGTTAGTCAGTGACGACTGTATTGTACCTATGATGGTAGCCAGTCGTACCTTGTTTAGTAGTGTCTCTTTTGTATCATGAGGACGTATAACTACCTCACTTAAGTTACAGAACTCACGGTCTCTTAATATGATCTCAGAGCAGGGGTTAGTTCCAAACTCGTGGTTGTCGATCACTCTGCGACCTGAGGCCTCAGCCATGTAGTTAGCTGACTGTCTGTTGAAGATACCACGTTCACCTGACTTAGATTCATACAAGGACTTCCACTCATCCATGAAGATACCTATGTCAGGCTTCTCAGTGTAGACTGCTGAGTTGTTAGCTAAGGCTCGCTGCTTGTTAGCATTCCACCATTCACCTGACTTAGCGTGTCTCATTCTGTCGTCAGATAGGTTAGACAAGCTGATCAGTGCTGACCTTCTAACACCACCAACAACCACTACTTCGGCTATCTTACATACAATGTCATGGCACTCCACTGAGTTTAACTTACGACCTGCAGCATTCTTAATTACCTGTACAGTAAAGTTAAACAAGTTCTCCAGTGGTGCAGCTCCTGATGCCCTGCCACCGAATGTCTTTAATGGTGAACCTGCAGGTCTAACAAGACTGGTGTTCCACTCAGGTATCTGACCTATGTATAACAGTCCTATAAGCTCCTTGTAGGCCTTTGCCCAACCTAGCTTACTATCCTTAACTGTTATGACTGTATCGCTGTTGTAGAAGCTCTCAGCAACAACTGGTAGCTTGTTTACATTCTGTCTTTCGACACTAAAGCCGACACCAGTTCCATTCATTAATACATACAGTATTTCATCGAATGCACCCAGTCTATTTACAGCTACATAGCTACAGTTGTAACCTGCTATGTTTTCCTTCTTAAGTGCCTCACCTGCTGTCATTAGACACCTCATTGATGGCATAACACTTAAGTTCATAACGGCCTCATGAAGCTCTTGCATAATAGAAGGAGGCACGGAAAAACTATGCTGCTCCATGAGGTGTTCTTTAAAGAAGTTGAAGTACCTGTCTACTGTCTCACCCCAGTTCTCCCTACGTTGTTCCTCAGGTAACCACCGTGAGTAACGTGATAGATGTATGAACTGCTGATACAGTGACGGTAAGTAATTATCTAATTGCATTTGGTTCTTTTCCCTCTAGCTGATTGATCCTCATTTCGCAGTACCTGACTGCCTTTTGTAGATCTGTTATTTCTGATTGTGTTTCGTCTTGGTTGTCATAGGTCTTAAGACCTGCCCTCATGACGTACTTAATGATGTTGCCCTTCCAAAAGGACAGACCGTTCTTCATGATGAAGCTGACTGGTTCTATCTTGAAGACCTCGTAATGAGGTGGTTTGGTGATTATCTTTTCCTGTTTAGCCATGGCTTTCATGAACTCCATATGTCTCATAGCCGTCTCATTCCATCACGCTGTTGTTTGCGATGGCTTAGTCGGCAGTATTGGTTGTAATAGTGGGTGGATATCGTGTTGAAGAACTTGAATAACTTGAAGTTGATGTTGATAATTAAGGAGTCCATAACTTGACCTCCTCCTTATCGTAATCCCAGTCACTCGACCTTAAGATCCTAGCTAACCTAGCCTGTGTTAAGGCTTCTTCCTTGGTGTAACCTGCCTTGACGTATGCATCCTCAACAGCTCCCCAATGTGGCCTAGAACCTAGTATGGCCTCGGCCTTCTTTATGCCAACTCCTGACAGGCCTTTATATCCGTCAGTTGAATCACCAGTTAAAGCCTGAGTTAAGAAGTTCTTGTCTGCCTCTTGCTGAGTAATATCTAGGAACTCATTAGACATAGGACGGTATATCTTAGTCGGTATCGTCTTCATGTCCTTGTCGTCACTGATAATCATTGTAGTGGAGTTAGACTTGATACCCATGACATCGTCAGCCTCTAGCGTAGGCATTGTCACTGTCCTGTAGTTATCCCTACACCAATCAATCATGTATGAGTAGCCGACAGGCTTTCTTATCTTTTTACGAGCTGACTTATACTCAGGGTGTAATGCCTTCCTGAAGTTTTCCTTGTCACTAAAACAAAGTACAAACCAGTCAACACCACACTCCTCGGCATATCGTTTAATCAGCTTGTCGAAGTTCTTCTTAGCTGCTCCAAGATCACTGGTTAACGACCATACATCGTCACCCCAGTCGGTCTCGTCTTCAGTGGCTGCCAGTGTTCTGTAGAGATACAAGTCTCCATCAACCAATGCCATCATAGTCTTCTATCTCCTTATAATAATCGACACCATCGTCAGTGGCCATCCAGTGTTTGCCCCAACTTATGTTGTCTAATTTTAATGTGATTAACCCCTCACTGGCACATATGCCGACTAGCTCAGGGTAGTTCCTTGCTATGGTGCCTCTTGTTGAGAAAGGCCTTGTCCATGCATTCCATATAATAAAACAGAGGCCACTTAGAGCCTCTGCTGTCTTCTTGTCGAGTTCAATCTCAGCCTTAGTGAGTTTCCGACCAGTTGTTTCCGATAGTGTATTCGGAGGCGATTGGGATCTTGAACTTAAAGAACTCTCCTGTTTCTTTCGCCATTCTTCCAGTGATATCACCGACATCGTCTTCTATTCCTTTCTTGCATTTGATTTGAACTTCATCGTGAACCCAAGCTATGATCTTGGCATCGAGGCCACGTTTCCTGAGTTCTTGATCTATGAGGATGACCCACTTCTTACTAATCGTGGATCCAGTGTTTTGAAGTAACGTGTTAAGAGCTGCATGAGCTGAACGGATCTTAACTCGTTCACCTGACAGTCCTATTAAGTAACCACGTTCTGCTGCAGTTTGAACCTGTGACTTAAGCTGAGTAAATGACGGCATGGCTTTAAAGAACTTCTCCTTAGTTGCCTTGCCTTCTTTAGCTCCTTTACCTAAGACCTGACCGACTTTGAGGTCACCACCACCATATAATAAAGTGTAGATAAACTTCTTGGCTTGGTCTCTTGTATCAAGCTCTGCTGCTTTTTGATTTGTAGTGTGGATGTCACCGTTCAGGATCTCCTGAGCATAGTCACCACCGTCAGTATAAGCTAGGAAGTGAGCTAAACACCTTAGCTCAAGTCCTGACAAGTCTGACCCTACAAGTGAGTAATCAGCAGGTACTGTAAATAACTCACGACACTCCTTACCAAACTCGGCCTGAGTACTAGGAACCTGAGCTAAGTTAGGGTATCTATGAGATGCTCTCAATGTCACAGTACCTGCTGAAATTATGTTATGACGAATGACACCATCCTGACATAGCTTGAGCCATGCCTGAGATCCCTCAGCTAGTTGACCTATACGTTTTTGGAGGAGGAACATATAGGCCAACTTTTTGGCTTCGGGGAAAGGGAGGGCAGCCAAAATACTTTCGTCAATCTGAGCTTCACCTGAAGGAGTAAACTTCTTAGGTTTCCACTTATACTTTTTCTCTAAGCAGAACTGTATATGTCGTCTGCTATTAGGGTTGAAGTCGATAACCTTTACCTTCGTAAACGGTTCGCCTTTCGTATACCCCAGTTTCTTGTTGTTGACCTTTGGGATAAACTCAGTATGAATCTCCCAAGGCTCAAACAATGTCTGAAGTTCGACTTCAAGATCAGCTCTCTTTTGAGCCAGTTTAGAATAAAGATCACCTGCCTTCCTTTCGTTGAATGTCCATCCTTCAGCTCCTATTCGGTTACAAACTTCAGCTATCTGATGTTCAAAGGTTATGCTCTCTTGTGACCACTTCTCAGGAGCTAGGTGCTTCCAAAGTGAGTGGGTGACTTCTACATCCTGTTCACAGTAACTCTGCATTTCTTCAGACCATCTTGACCAGTCAGTGGTTTCGCCAAAGTCTCCCTTCAGAAGACCAAGACGGATACCCCAAGCCTTGAGGCCGTGAGATCCGTTTAGCTTCCGAGGGAGAACTAGGGAGGAGAAATCTGTGTTGGTTTGGTCAGCTTTAATAACTCTACTTAAGACAAGTGTGTCTAACACCTCTGCCTGTGTCTCGAATGTAGGGTAAACCTTTTCGATGGCAGGGATGTCAAAGTTAATAATGTTATGACCAATGATGGTGTCTGCTTTGTACAGCATGTCCAATCCCTGCTCTACGTCAGCAGGTGGAAAGCTAAAGACTTCGTTAGTGTCGATGTCTTTAAGTACTATGCAGTGTATTTGAGTTAATGTGTCTAGAAGGCCGTCTGTCTCTATATCAAAGACTAGCCTCATATATATTTATCCCTTCTTATTTTGTTAAGTACAGATTCAAACCAATCTATTAATTTTTCAGGAGTGTATTCTCTTTGGTATTGTGTACATCTTGTTGTACCTGCTACATTTCCACAGATTGACCTTCTTTTACCTTTTTCACATAGATGTATAGAGGTGTCTTTTATTGGTAGCTCAGGTAGTTGATCTCTTGATATACCCACAATGTATAACTTTGTGTTTTTATGAGCTACATGTCCAAAATCATACTGGTCAACATCTACGGTAAAACCACCATATTCATCAACAAGCATACCGTTAGGAAGTTCCTTAAATATTTTAGAGTTTTTAGGATGCTCAAGTATACCACCCACATTCCTGATCTTATCCAATGACCAATATACAAGCTCTTTCTCACCTTCTCTTGTATTATGTGCCATATGAGATAAATTACCCCAAGACCTACATGGTGGATGGCATACAGCAGGTTCTTTTCCATTGTATGAAGTAGCATCTCTTTTTATATCGTAGACTTCCCAATTAGGTCTTTTTTTGTAAGAGCTATCCTCACGGCAAAACAAAGCTACATTCATCTATTATCACCTGATCCAGTTAACTTAGATCTGTTTCTTCTAGAGCTGAGTTTATCTAAGTTACCCTCAGCTATCTCTGACAGGTCAAACTCCAGTTCCTCGGCAATCATTGAGATGTACCAAAGGCAGTCACCAAGTTCTTTTGATATCTCTGTCTTAGTTTCTAGGGGTAAGTTCCTGAGAGGCATCTTAGTGTCTCTCATGATCTTCTTGACTTTATCAGCGACCTCACCACTTTCAGATAACAATCCCAGTACAGGGTAAATCACGTTGTTGTCGTCACTGAGGTTCTCTTTATAAATGGCAAACTTCTTTGCCTCATGCTGATAGTAATCTAATGATAGATTGTTCATCGATTAGTACTCCTTCTAAAACTTGGTTCCTGTTCTTTCAATGCCCTTGGATCATCGACAAACACATCCTCTAATGGATCTGTAACGACCACTGCATTCTTTTTGATATCTTTAAATATGTTACGGACATGAACGGCACTGGACTGCCTTGATCCTCTACAGTCGTAACAAATCTTAGGACTGGTTCTAGCGTGTCTAACCTTCTTAAGAGGACTGCCACACTCGTAGCAATTCTCATAGTTCTCTCGTTGCACAACTTGATGCATACTTCTCTCCTTTTTAATTAAGATTCCTGGTGGTTTTTAGGATACTCAGAATATCTCTGACTGAGGCAAAAGCCTTCCTGTGTCTCGGTTGTAGGAGACACCACCTGCATGGCCTACTTCACCTGTAAACCTATTTTTTAGTACATGTATGAAACGGCTATCACCGTCACTGTCTTCAGGGTCAACCTGTAAGCTCAGGCATATGTCACTCAGTTGAGCAATGGCATGTGAGCCTCGTAACTGACCTAGTCTAACCTTGGCTCCATCCTCATGGCCTTTGTCACCCTCAGGCCGTCTAAGGTGAGACACAAGTATAAGACCTATGTCTAACTCTTGAACTAACGTCCTGAGCTTAGTCATGGCACGGTCAATCATCTTACGTTCATCACCGTTGTCCATACCTGAGATCATAATTGATATGTGGTCGAGGATGATCCACTTAATGTCCAAGGCCTTAGCCATGTACTGGATCCTTTGACATATTAACTCTACGTCTGAGGAGCCGAAGTGATCATATAGAAACACCTCAGCCTTATCCTTAACCATACTGTCATAAGCCAAGTTCACCTCTTCTTGGTTAGCTAGTGACCTATCGACAGTAATGTTCTTAGACATGTGAATACCGACTAAACCAAGCATGGTTCTACGGTTACTTTCCTCAAGCATAATCATACCTATCTTCTCACCACTTTGGTGAAGTGCATAGGCAATCTCACGAACTAAAGTTGACTTACCAATACCACTACCTGCACAGACCGTGACAAGCTCAGAAGTCCTGAGACCCTTTGTAATGTCGTTAAGTCGAGGGTAGGGGTAGCTAACAAGTGACTGCTCATCTTCTCGGAGCATCTCAGACTTTAAGTCATGAGACCCTATGATGCCATCAGGTCTGAATGACCTAGCCTGAAAGATAGCCGTGATGATTTCACCTGCCTTACCCTTCATAAGACACTCGTTGGCATCTTTGTAGGGTAGGTTAGCTAACTTAACTTTACCAACAGGTAACAGCTCTGCTGCGATGTGAACTGCTTTTTGACCTGCATCATCCATGTCGAACATTAAGATTATCTCATCGAAACCGTTGATGTAATCCCAGTTCTTCTTGATGCTTGAGGCTGCAGAAGCTGCACCTGTCGGTAAAGATACCGTTGCCCA